ATTCAAGATCAGATAGCACCGAATGGAGATTTTCTTGGTGATGTTGTATTAGATAAATGGCTTCCGGATTTTGATCCTCCTCCTTGCGGATCAGTATCAAAAATCTCTCTGTACTGCTCATATGCCGTACTCAAAGCCTTATCTGCACCAGTACCTACAGATGCACCCGACACAGCATTAAGCCGTGCTGACCTACCCCCTGCATCATCCTTTCTAGCCCAGAAAAAACCAACCATAGAAATGATACTATCCGTACTTGCCAGAGTATCTCCAAACCCCAACCTATCAATCTCACCCACAACATCATGCTGTACATTTGTCGTATCACCATCTGGTGCGGCATCATCAACTTCACCAAAATGATCACCACCTGTCGTAACCCATTGCAAAGGAGTCGAATCAAAATCCGGAAGCCATTTATCTAATACAACATCACCAAGAAAATCTCCATTCGGTGCTATCTGATCTTGAATAATCAAATCATCAAAATGCGTATCACTAGCGGGATTACTTCCATTCGTCCCTCCAAGAATTACCCGATCAACAGTAGCATTACCAGTTCTCTGCGTATCACCACTAAAACTAAGAACATCAGAACCAGAATCATCATCACGTACAGTAACAACTCCAACCGTATTACTAATCGTATACTTCATCGTAATTCTTTTATAAACACCTGCCGTCATAACCGGATCAGTGCTTACGTCTAACGATGTAGATGGATCTAAAAATAATTCAACACGGCCATCAATATTAATACGAAATCTAATTTGCGTAGTCACTCCATCTTGAATAGCTATCTGATCATTCGCTTTACCATCCCAATTAATCGCAACCGAAACTAATCCAGACGTTATTGCAGCTGGAAAATTCTTTGTAGCAGATGCACCTCCAAACGATCCTTGATCTTTAATACGAATACTATTCCCTCCAAACCTACCACCACCAATTCCTATAAGAACACGAGTAGATTGCCCGATGGAATCGAACAAGGTCCTTACATCGGCATCACTCGCAACCAAACCAAACGAAAGTACATCTTTAATTGTCATACCAATGCCTCAATTCCAATTAACTGAATTTCTTCAGTAATTTGTCCTGGAACCGTAGTCCAAGAAGCCTGATCATCACCTGATAAAGTCATTTCACACACTGGATCAATAAAAACCAATGCCGCATCATCAGCAGGAATTCCTCTCAATGCTGGTTCTATTTTCAATGTAGCATTCCCACCACCATCAGAACTTATATCGGCTTCTGTAATCATATGCAGTCTTTTCGTAGTTGTACCCCCCACAACAAGTTGAAAATAATCACCAATCAAAAAAATGTTAGCAATACTGTTCCTCAAACCATCAATAATCAAACTATGTCCTACCTGACCTATACCATTCACTAACGGGAAGTCCAACCCCACATTAAATACACCACGCGGTGATCTATTTATATTGTCATACCCTTCAAATCTTCTAGCACGTCCCCTCAGTGACGCTAAAAACGCCTTCCACCTTGCAGCTTCAGCCGGTGTCAAAATCTCCAGCAACCACCGGCCTATCCATCGAGCACCATCCAATTCCAACTCATCTCGAACTCTATTCAAAGGACTTTCATGAACCATCGTATGCGATTCAAGCTGAAACGATACCTCTTTGAATAGATCACTATCTGGAAATACGAACGCTGCCATTTTTACCTCCTACCTGACGATAGTCTACTAAATCGACCACGACGTAGTAGATCGTCTTCCAAACCTGCTCTAGTCCTCGCTGAAGTCAATGCAGCAAACCTCTGCAACTCTTGTGCTGTCGCACCAGTTATCCCTTGAAATATAACTGTTTGCTGTATCACCACTCCCGACTCACGTCCTCTCGGAATCTCTGCCCTAACACCAAGATCACCACCAGATAATCTAGTCAATGGCAATATACCTTCAGGTTCACCTGATTCTCCTGCTATCCCAAGACCTTCATTTGTCCCAAACAATGTAGGACCACCTACAATACCACCATGACCAAACCTACGAACACGTCTCCCACGAACAAAAGCATTCCCTTTAGCGCTGGGAAACACAAAACCTGGATCAAACAATTGGCCAGCCGCACCAATCCCACCAAAACCACTACTTCCACCAAGACCAAGAAAACCAAGAACCGCCTCAATAATACCACCGAAACCGCCGCCTCCTCCACTACCACCAAGGGCATCTAAAAACGGCTCAGTGATAAACTTTCTAGTAAGAACTCGCTTAATATCCTCAATCAAACCATTCAAAACAGATCTCAAATCTTTACCTTTTACAATTGCATCCTCAAAAGCCGAAGTAAACGTAAGCCCCAGATCCCGTGCAAGATCATTCATCTCCTCTAACTGCTCTTTAGTCTCATCACCAAACTCCATCATCTCCTCTCTGGCTCTAGCAAAACGATCTTCAACAATAATCCTCCACTGTTCCGCCAATTCCTTTGAACTCTCAATAGCTGTACCAGTCGCATCTTCAAAATCTGTCTTAAACCTTGCAAGTTCTCTTCGAGCCCTAATGATAGGGGTCAAAGTAGCTTCAAACATTGCATTAAACTGCTCTGTAAAACTAGTGGCTTTATCAATCTCCTCATTCTGATCCATAAGGATCTGAAGCTGCCGAAACAATATCCTAATTCTCTTCTCTTCCTCAGGCAATAAGGTTCCTAATGCCGCAATCTGATTATTTATCTCTTCAGTATCAGCCTGCCTTCTTCCTGCATCTGCACTTTTTAACCTAGCTGCAACAATACGATTTTCAGCATCAACCTCCAGTTCAAGTGTCTCAATAGTCCTAGCAATCTCTGCTGTACGCTCCTTTTCCAACTTGATCAATTTACCAACTTCTTTGGCCATACGAACAAATGCAGCTGTACGAGCATCTTCAACTGAACTAGTCCCAGTTCCTGAAGCTGGTCTAACAGTTATAGGCAAAGACGGAACCCGTCCTGGGAAATCCCTCGGCTCTAAAATTAAAGCCCGTTCCAGCATTAACTCTCGAAGAACAGAATTCGAACTCTCAATACGCTCATTTAACTTAACCAAAGCATCCTGTAAAAACTCTTCACGTTCAGAAAACACACCAGTTCTTGCATTCTCTTGTTGAATAGCAGCCAACGTAAGTGCTGCTTCAGTTTGAAATCCTGCAAGTATACGATTATTCAATTCTTCCTGAGCTATAGCAGCATCGAGAGTATCCAATGCTTGCTGCTTACGAGCACCCGACAATTCCTTCGATGCCATGATAGCAGCCCGAGCGATTTTCCTTTCCGACTCCATAGCATCAACATGTCTTTTAGCCGAAATCGTAGCACCATCGGTCTTTCTAGAAAGCACAAACATACTTGCGGCCAAGCCACCTATCAAAATACCAATAGCTACAGGCCCCGTCAAAAAAGTCAATATCGCGCCAAATACCGCTGCCAAACTTCCCAATGCAATCGTAGCAGAACCTATCGATGCAAGTACCGCCCCTGCACCTAAACCCACCAAAGCGCCGGCCGCAATAATCGCCGCATCCGCAACAGTATCCAAATTATCACGAATCAAATTCAACGATTCAACAATAATATCACTAACTTCTTGTACTGTCGGACCAAGATCTCCACCAAGTCTTTCACCCAAATTAGAAAATGCAATTCCAATTTCTTTAATCTGATTATTCTGAGATAGAAATGCAGCATTCGACTCTATAGTCAATGCTGTTACCTTCTTGGCTTCCTCACGGGCTATTTTCTGATTTCTAATCAAATTCTCATAATTCGCTGCCAGAGCCAAAATAACTTTATTCGTCTGTTGCTGTTCCAACTTCATAAGCTTAAGGATAGGCGTAAAATTCCTCCCTTCACGCTGAGCTTTTCCAAGAGCAACAACAAACTGCGTAAACAACTCAACTGGATTTTGTTTAAACAATACTCTGAACTCATCATTGGTGATCCCAAGAAACTCAGTAAACTCACTCAGCTTCTCACCACTATCAAAGAATAACTTTTCAAACCGACCAAACACACGACCAACTGATGTACCAGCCAAGGCCCCTTCCTGACCCATCTCCGCAAAGGCAGTACCAAGAGCTGCAGCCTCTGTCGTTCCAATCCTAAATCGTGCCGTATTCAACGCAACTTCCCTGGTCAGATTAGCAATTTCTCGTTCACCTGCTGCCGCATCATTACCAAGAGCAACTATGACCGAACCTAATCTTCCAGCTTCTGAAACATCCTCCTTCATGACTTTTAACAAACGAGCAAGAGTCAATGCCGCTTCCTGACCAGAGATATCAGCAGCCTGTCCCATACGGGCAATGACCTCCGTAAACGACAAAATATCTTTGCTGCCTTTAATACCCAGCTGACCAGCAATAATACCAATATCGGCCAATTCTTTAGCCGAAACAGGTATCACATCTGATAAAGCGATAAACTCTTCTTTCAACTTGGCTATCTCAGCATCGGTTGCCCCAGAGGTCTTCTGAACCCCAATCATGGCCTCCTGAAGATCACCAAACTGCTTGATGGCAAATCCCACACCAAGAGTACCTGCAAGTGTTACAATAGCCCCCTGCAGCCCAAAAACTATTCCTCTAAGTCTTCTGAATCCAGACGCTAGGCGCTTACCTTCTGTCGTAGTCCTTTTAATATCCTTACTTAATTGCTTATGCGACCGTCCATGCTGCTTAAGAACCCGCGTGGCTTGATCCCGCATCTTAATGATGAACAAAATTTCTTCTCTATTTGGACCAGCCATGACTACACCTTACCGTGCAGATATCTGCACTAACTTGGCGGTCCAGATAATGCTTGCATACCTGATCCACGACCAGGCGGAGCCTGCGGCTTCTTCGTTCTCGACTCTGAAGCCTCTGCTAAAGCTGCGCTTATAAGCCGAAACATTTCCATCAACTTGTTGGGCTGATCTAACGTCCCACCAGCTATAGGCAAAAATCCTTTCAAATAATGCTGATACTGCCCGAAAACATAATTGTACAGGTACGGATTGTCGTATATCGGACGACGGAGACATGTGTACTGATTTTCCCCATCCATAAACGTAGGCAATATAGCATTGCCCTCGCAACCCCACTCCACCTTGTTTCGCGCCGTACATCGTGAACATACCCTATCGGGCAAAAGCTCTATTGCGATGACGGCGCGTCGGAGTTTTTTGCTTCTTCCAACGTAGTCTGATTATCCCGCCAAATCCTCTTGGCTAACTCCTGAATAACCTTATTGGGTAACAGTGCAATGATATCAGGATCAACCGTCTGATACGTTCTACCGCCCACCAGCGTACTAACTGTTATGAACTGGATCTCATTACCCTGAGCATCCTGAAACCTCTCCAGGCCTCTTAAACCGAAACGAACAATATCAATATTTCGACGATGATACGGTATCCGAGCCGCAACCTGACCATCATCATTTGGCTCATATTCGGTTAACCGATCATTCAACCAGCTAACGACATAAGAATCCAACGTGCCAAGCTGAAAAATCGTGGCCTGTTCCGAATCATCTTTTGCGGGGTCATACTGCGATATGTAATCTTGAACCGCAGCCGGATCGAGTCCTATTAGCATCGCTCTGCCCCTCCTTAAGGCGCTGCTCGATTGCTATGTTCTCCAAAGATGTTCGATCAACTGTTACCCTCGTCACCCTTCTATTACCTTTTATCTTGGCAATATTCCGAGCAGCTTCATGGGTTAACTTGATCGCTATTGCTACCTCATGACTATCCCTCAATTCAGTCACCAGATAGACTTTAATTCTCACCTCCAACTCGCATTATGCAAAAATAAATTCGTAGTCATCATTGCCCTGATCACGCGCAAACCGTAAACCAGCATCATAGACTCGCAATTCATCACGAGCCTGATACGACAACCCAGTATACTGTGTCTTCGGAGCAAGGAACCAAATAATATTCCCAGCAGTCACTCCAAATCTGCAAGCTAATCTCACCTGCGTAGCATCCTTCAACTTGAGCCAGTAATCGTAATTCGCAATAAGTGTCGTCTCCGGATCAATGCCACCCGTCGGGTTCCGACTAGTGATCAGCACACCACTATACCCATCGGATGAACGACTATCTTCCCGGATCACAACATTATTCGCGGCATCGAACGATACATTCGCCACGACCGAATCAAAGTCATCGACCCGAAGCTTGGATAGCTCAAACATGGATGGAAGCTGCGCCTCATGCACCACCGTCGATGTTGGAAGAGCCACATCCGTCATGGCCTCATACGTTCCAGTGAATGTAAACGTGAATAGACCAAGCCCACCAGCATCCGCCGAAAACGTCACCGTTCCTCGCGACCCAAACATCTTATGCAAGGTACCATCGAAGTACAAATACAAGGTCAGCGAGTCATGACTAGTCGAAATCGGACGATAAGCTATACTCGGCGAATACGTTTGAATTCGATACTTATCACCAAGCACCAAGCTACCGGTCCAAGTCGGAGTAATCGCAGCCCCGCCGCCACCGCTTTTCAATTGAAGCGCAGTAGCGGACGTAACAACCACAGCAGTCTGAGCACTGTCTTCTGAGTCCGCAATAGCTTGGGCATCCGGCGTAATCTTCACTTCAGCCGTGCCGGATATACCTCCTGTCGTAACCTCGATATCATAGTAAACCGGTTGCGTAAAGTTCGATCCAGTTGTCGCCGCCCAAACCAAATCAGCTGGTTCCGCCGCATCATTAGTCGGATCAGCAATGACCGGTCCCAATGTTCCCGTTCCAGCTTGTGCCGTTTCGGACATGGCACAACCCTTAAGCAGCACGCCAAGCTGGGCGACATCCGCGATCAATCCGCTATTCGTTTTACCATTCGAACGCATCTCTTTCTGGAAGGTCATACCACCGACCTTCCGCCCCATGATATGAGGCAGCATACCGATATCAAACCTAACTGGATTACGCTCCAACGCCGTCAAATCAGGAGCAAAATCTGGTTCATTGACTAGGAGTGCATCAGCAGCAGGAGTCGGACTTGCGTCCACTCCTTCCGTGACCTCAACCTTTGCCAGAAGAATCGCCCGCTTAATGAGCAAGGGGGCTACCATAGCCTATCTCCTTTCCCGCGCTCAGAGCGCTGCGACCACCTTCAACTCCTTGGTAGGCATAGTGTCACCAAGTGTACCGGTCATGGCGTTAAGCATAGCCGCCATCGTAGCCAGAGCATCAGTGACCCGATCCAGCCAAGCATCGACTGCAGCATCAGCACAACCAGTCGCAGCGGCTCCATTGTCCACACCCGCACCGGACGTACCGGTGAGCACCAAGGTCTTAGTCGTGCTGACCGTGCCACCAAAATTATCCGTCCTAGTCGGAACACCGAATAACGGAGCGAGACGATTGACCTCAACCATAAGCGTAGACACGTTGTTATCCACGTTAACCTTGGTGGCATTGGCAGTAACGTTCTCCAGCGAATTGGCGCCCGTGCCATCCACCGCCGTCAAAGTGTCATCGATGACTTCCAACGTAGTATTCGCCGTACCAGTCGTGCTGTCGATCAAAGGCGAGATATCAAACCGTTCCAGCAACAGGTTCGCTCGAAGGGCCAAATCGGCAAAGTTGTTGTCGATCTTCGGGATTTCCGCATCCCAACCGGCCTTTGGCGCCGAATCGGTACCACCATCCTGGAACAACGGAAAGGCCACACCTGCCGTGGCGAGTGGATCTTCGGCGGTACCGCCCGAGCTGTCGGTCAGATCGGTCAAAGCGGCCTGAAACATCTTGTTGTTCCACTCAGCGGCAAGCGAGGCGATATCATTCGCCAGCGCCGTCAGGAACGTATCCATGACGGTATCGTCGATGGACGTTTTGCCCGCCGGGGTGCCCGTACCAGAGGTCGCATCCGTAATTGCCGTCAAGGTCTGAGGAACGGCTGCATCGGCAAACCCTCCACCCACACCTGCGAACTTTGTTTCACCAAGGGCCTCCATGATTTCATTGAAGCCATGGACAAGCGTGGCCAAATTGACCCGCGCCTCCTTCATCTTAGCGACACCGGTCGTGAAATCGATAGCCGTAGCGCCATTTGTCGAAGTCAAGGTCTTGGTCATGGCCGGAATCGTATCGGCAGTAGCCTCCGAACCAGAAGCAGCCACCAACAGCGGCAATCCAAGCCTAACACGAACATTATTAAACGAGCGAATGAGAACCTGACCGACATCCTCGAACAAACCAATAGCGGTATTGAACGCCGCACCTGGCGCCGCACCGGAGGTCTGTCCATCGAAAGCAGCAGTCGGAATGACGAGAGCAGCAATGGTCGCTGCCTTCGTACCGGTCGAATTGTCCGTCAGATTGGGGACCGACGCCACTTCGATCTTGGTTCTGGCGAGATCCTGGGCGATGCCTCGAACCATTGCGGCGAGACCATTGGGACCAGCATCATGAATAAAACCAGCGCCGGAAAACGAAACTGTACGAAGCTTGATTGCAACCATCGGCTCGGAGCCTCCTTACTCGGCTTCAGGGGCGGAGACAGGTCTTGCATACCTGCCCCCTCCGAGGGATATCCACTGCCCGCCAAGACGTTCAGTGGTCACACTCTCTATATCATGGGGCTGTACCGAAGGCAACTCACTAGATGCTGCATCTTCCGCCTCCGCGAAGGTCACTGCCGCATCATCCGATTCATTGACCGGTTCCATTCCAGGATCTGAGCTTCTGCCCCGTCGAATCGTCCCTCTAGCCATGACATCCTCCTACCATAATGCCATTACAATGGAGTTATAACCCGGTTACAACCAATCAAGCGGCTTTTCTCGGGTCTCGCTCATTCGATCTATAGTGCAATTCAAGAAACAATGCTCCTTCAGCCTGCTTATCCTGCACTCCTTCAATATCAAAACTACTTCCTGTTTTTCTAGTATCAATAACCGCACCACCAAGACTTGGATCTTCACCAATACGACGCTGAAGCTCACCAAGAACCCTGCTCAAATCAGAAGCCACATCAACTGGATCATCCACAATAATCCTAAACAAAAGCGTTATCTGCAAAGCCTCATCCACCAAATCACCAGTTAATTGACGAAGTACCCTTTCCTCCCCTTCAATAACTCCCAGTACAGCAATCTTCCCATGGGCAAACTGCTCTGGATCTGTTCTCTCCACTACCGACCAAGTTACAGTATATGGGTCTACACTCGGTTCCCCCGCTTCCATAGTTTCCAGTTTTTCGACCAAAGCTTCCACAGCCTTATCTCGAATCGTCTTATTTGGCACTTCCACCATATCACGCCCTCAATATCGCATCCAACATACGATCTATAGTTCGATCTACAAAAAACCCTTGTCCCTTCGCCAAGGTCTCACCCATTCCCAGACGTGGCGGTATCTTCACCTCTCTCTTAAGCACATACAACGGAACAATCCTGCCTGTCCTCCGCTGAAAAATCAACAAATTACCCTTCTTTGACTCCGCTACAAAGGTATTCGGCCAATCTCGGGGACCTGGTTTCAAAGGTACGCCCCGACGATCAAGAGCTTCTGGTAATGGAATAGCTAAATACTTTGCCTTCTTAGGTCTGATAGTCGCACCAGACTCATGAACCGATGCATAAAACGCGCCACCAATCTCACCGGTAATATCATCTACTCTAGTTCCCCTTACCCGCACACTTTGCCTAATAGACTTAATCAAATCCCCCGACCTACGAGACAAGGTTCTAGACGAAGTTCCTCCAGGCCAAACAGAACCATGTCTTCTATGCAAAGCTTCAGCTGTTGCTTTTAAATACTTCTCCATCTCTAAACGAAAAACTTTTGGCAAACGATCAGGTACCTTACTCAATCTCTCACCAAGAAACTTAATACCTCTTTCAGCATCTCGAAACCGTTTGTTTCGAATATCAACTTCTATTGTCAGAAGTCCGGGCATATCAACTCAAGTGCTAAAAGTCGTACGCAGCGCTCCTGGCTCATACCTAGTATGTCCCTCAATCATCGTTCGCAAAGTACTCTTGTGGAACTTCACATCGGCTTCATTCTGATCTTCCCTCCGTATAACCGGACTCTGATCAAGTTTAATTGCCGCAGCAGAAATAGCCATTTGCTTTAACCAATCTGGTACAGCCGTCTGGAGATACAAATTCGTATCTGTCCCATCCACAGCGAACCCAGCATCAAATCCTATTTGCAAATAAGCATTTTCAATCTCTACTCCAGGTCTCGGTAATCCAGCAAACAAAGGTTCATCCAAAGTTAAAACAACTACACCGCGTTCATTCAAAAAATGAGCTGAACTAAACAAACTCGTAGCCGTAGTTCCTCCTTCAGCAGTTAATTCAGTAAACCGAGGAGCACTTTCAACAACTGGAGTCGGGGTAGCCTTCACAAAACCTTGAGACAATTTGACAAGCAATCGAGGACTACCTCTGGTCCGAATCGTACCGCTATCAACATAAAAATTATCAACTACTGTAGCTATATCAAATATCGTATCTAATTCCGATCTCAAATCCTCCGTCACTCCATTAAGGGCTGACAAGATAGCAGCATCAATTGATGGGATCTTGTCAAAGCCCAATCGGGAGCGGACATCTGCTACCGTAACTAATTGCATGATGTCTAGACTACCACCTCATCATCTTCGTGATCAACTGCCCGTGCACCACCTTCAATCAACGAAATTGTTGCCGCCCTCATTTCCGCATTCGTCATACTCATATCTGGCTGACCGCCGGTAATCTGCTCATAGATCGTCGCAATCTGCAGCTTGGTCTTTGCTCGCAAAACGTCTTCGACTGTAACCCCTTCAGCAGAAGCTTCTCTGACTTCCCCCAACTCCGGCGCCGGATCTTCCTCCTCATCACGATCGCCATCACGGATGATACGGACCCCACCAGGTTGCCTACGCGTCTCAGTCTCCGGCTCAAACAACCGACGGAAAAACGGCCGCTCATCATTGGTCATTCGCCCAAGCAAATAGGTCCCAATATCATCTGCAACATCTTTCGGAACTCCCCTCTCGAACAGCAAACCGCCATAATTATACCTATTCGGCTTGAAACCCCGTTCCTGGTTCAATACGATTCGCATAACTTTGATCCCTCCATGTCCATGCAAATATCTATGCCTACATTGGCAATAACCAATACCTTACTACAATCCTTATCATAACAAAAGGGGCCAATCCGTTTCCAGACTAGCCCCTAATGGCCCCCAAACCAGGCAACAAGATCTCAGGTTCGGGTAACGCTATCCGATGTTATCGTAATGCACGCCAGCTTCGTTTTCTTCGACCTGAAAATCAATACGAGCCGTCAGCACCATGATGTACGTACGAGTCGTAATATCCTTATCGAATTCCAGCGAGATAGCTCGTTGAATTCCAAACAGCAAGTTCAACGGAAACGTAAACAGTCCCTCCGCTTCCGGCATAAGCTGCACCGAACTGATCGGGACACCGTAACCGAAAACGGTATTCGTGCCCTGGATATTTGCATCGCCCAATGCCGTCGCACGATTGGCCAGCGTATCACGATACTCAACTTCGTTATTCACAGAGACATAATGCCTCATCGATGCCAGGTTCCGATGATACTGCGGCGGCAACGTCTGAAGCCCATTCTTGAACAAGGTCTTCTCAATGGTCGCGGCACCATGATCAACCGTGTTGCCTCCGTCCTTGATCGTCTTGAGCCAACCATCGGTCAGATCAAGATAATCATCGGTCGCATCAAGGGTCGTATCACCCTTGAGACCCAACTCTTCCAGATCAACTGCAGCCCGTTCGATCATCAGATCAAGGATCGTATCGCGCAGGCCACCGGGACCGGTATTCGTCGGCTCATTACCTGCTGCCATCGCTCGTTCAATATTGTCTTCAAGAACATCGTACGGCAACCGAACATCAGCAATGACCTCCTTCGAAGTCAATGTGATCTGCTCAGTCGTGACCTTGGCCCGCGCCGTCGCTTCGGCAACCGGATCAAAGACACCTTCAATAGCCGCCAGCGCGAGAGCAGTACCTGATACCGCCTTACGCAGAATGCGCTTACCGAACTGAATCTTGTTGATCTTCCGCGTCGGCGAAATCATTTCGACCGTTCGGACATCACGAAGAATCGTCGGCTGCGTAATCAATTTGCGGATGAACGTGGCCGCCTGCTCCGCTTCCAGGAGCCCACCATTACTTGAGAGGTCAGCAATCGCAAGATCAGCCTTCCTCAGAAGCTCATTGTTACTCGACATGATTTCGGCTCCTTTCCACTGTTGCCTTACCGTCGCGCGTATGCCGTATCCAACATCGGAGGTGCTCCACCTTTGTCACCATCCTTCATCAATCGTAAATGCTTCCCCTTGTCAGGATCATCCGCATCGCCCTGCACTGATCCCTTAACCAACTTGGCGGTCGAAGCCGCCTGCTCTCCTGCTGCCTTGGCAACACCATCCAGTTCACCCACACGAGTATCCAAAGCAGAAATCTGCTCGGCCATCTTGCTGGTAGACGTAGCAACCGAAGAAATCGATTCACGAAGCGGGACAAGCGCTGCTTCAATCGTGGCCTTCACGAGTGCGCCCATCTCTTGGCCAGCCGCATCAATGCCCGGCTTCTCAGGGTCAGGGTCCTGAACACCAGTCCCTTCACCTTCACCAGGATCGGCTACCTGCTTTCCTTCATCAGCGCCCGTCTCCTCATCCTTTTTCTTCTTCTTATCTGGATGCGCTTTCTTGGCCGTCTCGATGACCATCGGATCTTCCAATTTGAACGCCTCAGTCGGAATGGCCGAAAGTAAGTCAGACACATAGCCACGGAACTGAACGATGGCATCGTCAATTTCGGTTGCCGCTTCCGACTGGGCTTCGGCCTTAGACATGATGTTCCCAATCGTATGACCAAGGATATCCATCCCCAGACGCATACTCGGGAAAAACCCTTCCTGGCTGAGAACCTCATCAAAGTCCCCGCTACCGAAATTCATGTCAGAGAACGTTTTGCTGATCTTCTGGACCATGACCGCGAGATCATCATCGAACTTGATGACAACGACATCCTCGGTGTCCAGAGCGGCAGTTATCTGCTTATACAAGAACACATCGCCCTGCTCTTCAACCGAATCCGTCAAAAACCCCGCCGCCTCGATCCGGGCCTTGATGAAATCCTGATCGGCATCTTTCGAAACAATGATCGCAGCCACGGTAGGCACCGCCGGAGGCGCGATCTTGAACAGTTTCTGAAAATCAATCATGGGAGCATTCTCCTTTGGCTTAGGGCCATCTGACTTCATAATCTTCCATGGCGCACGATTCGCACCTGCTTTTACAAAACCAATGCAGCTCACGTCAACATCTTCAAGTGCATGAAGTGTCAAAATCTGTTTCATGAATTATGCTGCCTCCTGCCCTTGGGCCTCAAACAGCTGATCCATGATCGTATATCGATGGGTGTGACTATCAGCTTCCTCGGTCACAGTTCCCCGCACGATCTTATGCGTATGACCCGTGTCTCCCTCCGTCGCCAATCCCCCCAAGAACGTACCATCCTCACCAAAACGGACAGTGAAATCATGGACATGATCATCCGCAAATTCGGTTACACCTTCAACGGTCGAAGGTACATTGACCTCGACATTCTGCTTCACCCGGCGAGCATGAGCCTCAATCGAAACACCATTAATCTCACCATCCTTGATCTGTTGCCACAGCTCCGCACCCGGCACATGCCAACCACCCACCCAGGCACCCGGTACAAAATCCGGATCACCATTACGAGCAATGAACGATTCCACCATGTAGACCTCGCGCAGTTCACCATCATGCGCGATATCGGTACCGTGAATCTGTCCCTTAGCCATGTAGCTGTAGGCCATCTTCCGGACCTCACCGAACGACATGAAATCGCCCTGCGTATCCGGAACCAACGGGATATAGATCTCTGACCAGGCGATCTGCAGCTCATCATCGACCTTCTTGATGAGCGTAGGCAAGGCTTCCGGTGGAGATTGATGCGGTTTCGCATCCTTTCTCAACACCGCAGACAGAACAGACTGGAAACGTTGAACGGATAGCCCCTTCATGGGCAAAGCCGCAAATTCGAACCTCTCATCTTGGACCGAATTGAACATCACACTCTACATTTCGATAGCCAGGACCATACTCCTGCTACATGTAGAGATCAATCTGTCACAATATCATTTGAAACGCAAGGGCCGTGCAGATGTCTGCACCATTATTCAGTCTCGCTGCTAGGTCCTTGACCATCTGGCCAAATGATCAGCACATCATCCTTGCTACCCCAGGTAAACCGGTCAGCCTCTGAATCATCATCAAATACTTCAACAATTTCTCTCGCAGTGGTCATTGTACCACCTCCACCCGGATTATATGTGCTGCTTCATCAACAAAATTCAATGTCTTTTGATCAAGCCCACGAGCTGCATTACGTTCTACCCCAACAACACGTAAACGAGTCCCTCGTGGTAACAAAAATTCCAACTCACCAGCAAACGTTGCCTCTATCGATGACCCAACATGCAATGCAGAACTTCCTTTCGGAACCACAATCTCTAAAACTACTGCCGATTCTCCAGAACGTGCCTTAGCAAATGCAGCTGACCAATCTTTAACAGCTGTCGTTGACATATATGCTTTATCAATAATCTCAGCACCTACAACTTTTGTTAAATCATCACCAAACAAAGCTGCTGCTACTTCAGCTTCTACACCCCGATATACTGTAATATTCTCTGGGACAACAGCTTTTGCTACTAATCTATCAATATCAGGGATCAAATTTATAACCTCTAACGGAAGTTCTACACCGGATGGAGTCACACGAAGCGAATCATTTATAGTACGAGCAGCAGTCGTGTACCGTCTCAATCCTTCTGCCTCAGCATCAGTCAACGAAACTGCATTTAACTTCCCCCACTTATCATAATCATCTGGGTCACTAAACGTACGAGCCTTAGTCAATGCTCCCGCTCCTGTCTGAGTTATTTCCCCTGATACAAGAGCTGGTGCTGATGCAAGACCTTCCTCCACCGGAATCACCGGAAGCAAACCTGACCTCGGGTCCGCAAGCTGTCTATCACCGATCGGAAGCGGTTCAACACTCCCTGTCCGTTGTAGGACTCCTCTACATGCTGGATGGAACGGTGGCGTATCCCAACCCTTAGCCTGCAAGTCATCATTGGTCAGTTCCTCCAGCTCTCTCAATCCTGCTTTCGAAGCTCTCGGGAAGGGCCAAGCAGACTTCAGATCCTCCACATTTACCGTAGTCAATTGCTCCACGATACGTACGATTGGTCTCTCCACCCTAAACGTTTGACCGTGCATCCTGCGACAAACCGGACAGGTCCTTCTATCCAACTGCTCAGTGATCGAATAGGTATCTATGCCTCGCGCCGATGCCTCCGACAGAAATCCAAAACTTACCAATCGTGACGTGGACAGATTGGCTCCTACATCAAGTAGACCCTTCCCTGTTCCAATCACCGCGTCATTCAACCTATCGGCGATTTCAGAAATACTTTGTTTCTTTAACTTGATCAGATCTCCCTGCTCCTCCTTGACCGCCTGCTGCTCCTCATGGATGGTCTGCTCAATATCCGCCAACCCCTCAGTCACAAGCCGACGCACATGCTCAATAGATGACACCTCGAAGCCTCTCAGCATGCTGTCCAGGGCTCTTGCCGGCATATCAGGCATACCGGTCTCATCGAAGACGGTCCTCCCCTCCTCCGTCAATTGCCCGGCTCCAAACATAACTGCAATATCAAACAAAAACTCGACCCGACCTCCAACCTCCTGCAGAACCTCGAAGGTCAATTGATCGACCAGCAAATCAGCTTCCTGCGTTTCTCCACGTTTCGCCGCTGCAGTAATCTTCCTCATGATCGGATCAGCATGGTTCACCCACACCGATCCAAGAGACCGCTGAACCGCTTCCTCAATCTGAATGAACGATTCAAGTTTGGCCATGCTAATGAATCCAACCCTTATCCCGATGCCACGTTTCTACCGTCCCAGGAGCCCACTCTGGGGGCGAACCCCTATTACAATTCGGACAAGGTGATCCGGCTCCACAAGCACACTCATTTGGCAAATTCTCACCAAGATCACCCCATGGTTTATCTAAATGATTCTCGCATACCCAACGACACCCATAACAAACCGAACAAGTCATATTTAGCCAACCCTAACCAATCCTGGCCAGTTCTGACCAATTTCAACCAAAAAACCATGCCCGACACTGCAGCTCATGACAACCTATAACAAGCACCCAAATCACCACGACCGGAGTCGACGGAGCTAGAGCAATCAAAACCTTGATTATCATCCTACCCATTCTTACCCAAATAGACCCATTTGGATCAGCGATCATCTAGCTCACACATTTCCTGCCTATGGATCACTCCACGGCCCATCTTCACCTTCCTGAACCCAATCCGACCAAATCATAAGCCTATTGTACACCGGGTAAAGAAAAACACCACAGTCGCCCATAACTCGCGAGACGATATCCCCAGCCCAATAAAGGCTCCATGCGAATAACCAACGCATTATCTACTCCCCGAAAAGTCGTTCACACCAAAACCACTATAACCAGATGAAACTATCTGGGCATATCTGAATCTGGATATTCAACTTCAACTTTCAAATGAACCTTCACCCCACTTTCTGGGGTCCAATGCCGCAACAATTCTCGGGCCTTGTTCCCAACCGTCTCAAGAGCCTCAAGAACACACACCTCATCACCCCTCTTACGGCATTCCGGTGTGATAATCCGATGATGCGCCTTAACAATTGGCATTTTAGCGCCTCACGCAGTTGGCGTACTTGAGCGCCGCATACTCCGTCGCGAGACCCTCCGCATCAGGCCCTGAAAAAACCGCCAT